TTTCCAGCTTCTGTTTCTTCTGGATTATAAACTTCACGAGTTTCTATTCCTACATCTGAAAATATTTTAGCTGCTCTCTTTACATTACCTACTGACACTCCCCCAAAATATTTAGTAAATGTTTTTATTCCTTGTATCAAATTAGGATGGACACCTCTAATAGGAGAATTGACAGCAATGTCTCCAACCTTACGTGTAGTACCAATAGGTACAGAAGAATGTATTATTACTAATTCTGGTTTATATTTTTTAATAAGTCTTAAACATTCTTTTACAAATTTCTTGTAATAAGGAAAACATATATGGAGTATTTCTACATTTTGTAATTCAATATCTTCAATATCCTTTATGAATATTCTTTTATATTTTTCTTCTAAAACCTTTTTTAAACTTTTACCTATCTCGCCATTACCCACAAGCAAGGTAGTCTTTTTTGTACCATTTAACATATTCTTTTAAATTATCGTTAAAATTAGTAGAGATTTCAAAACCATTCTTTTCAGCAAAAGATATATCTGCACATAATCTTTGCACTTCTCCTGGTCTTGGATCTCCGTATATTATTTTTGATTTTGAACCTGTAAGCTCAATAATCTTTTTTGCTATCTCCTTTATGCTAATTGTTTTACCAGTTCCAACATTAACTGGTTTACCCCACAATTCTTTTTCAATACAAAATTCATAACCCTTAATAGCGTCTTTTATGGACATATAATCTCTTTCCTGTGTTCCATCTCCAAAGATGGTTAAAGGTTTATTTTGTAAAGCTAAGCGTGTAAAAATAGCAATAACACCTCCATAACTCTCATCAGCTTGATAAGAACCAAAGGTGTTAAAGTTTCTCAAAATCGCTACTTGTGTACCATAGGTATCACAGTATGATTTGCATAATCTATCTCCTGCTACCTTAGAAGCAGCATAAGGTGATTGACAATCTAATTGATGTAATTCTGTCATTTGACATTTCTGTGTACCATAAACTTCTGAACTTGAAGCAAATACCATTTTCTTATTATATTTCTTTACTGCCTCTAATACATTTAAAGTTCCAGTAACATTAATGTCTAATGTTTCTTGGGGATTTGTAATTGATTTATCTACATGAATTTGAGCAGCTAAATGATAAACAATATCAGCCCATTTAATATAAGACTCAATATCTTGATAATAACGTACATCAGCATATTCAACATCTTTTATAATTGGATGTGAAGATGAATGAAAGAAATTATCTATACCTACTACTTCGTGTTTATCTTTTTTTAATTTTTCGTAAAGATGGGAGCCAATGAAACCAGCAGCTCCGATAATTAAAATTTTCATCGTGTTTTTTTATTTTTTTATTTTTAAACGGATTCTGTATTTGACTGGCAAGCTAAATTATTAAATGCTCCTCCTTTTGGTGATATAATTGTAGATAATAATCCACAACCACACTCACATTTACTAACTCCTAATACAGGACCTTGTTCAATTTTTATAGCTTTTTTTGCTTTCTTTTTTCTTTTAAACATATATGTTTTGTTAATTACTTACTAAGAGCTACCCCCCAAAAATTGAGGGATAGTATCCTAATAAAATATTAGTATGCGCTTGGTAGATCTATACGAGTACCACTATCTTCATCTGTAGTAGTAGTATTGGAACCAGTCCATAATACTAATCCAGCAGAAGTGTTCAATAATTTAGTTGTGAAATGAGATTTCCAACCGTATGTAGTATTTTGGTTTATAGGATCAGATTTTTGAGCGCCTTGAGCGATGTAGGTTCTTATACCACCATCTAACTCAGTTACACCATAAAATCCTCTTCCCATAACCACAGTACCATAAGCAATACCAGATGCTGCACCACCAGCATTAGAAGCAATTACCGCAGGACCTTGAGTGGTTTCTACAAAACGACAACCATATATCTTTCCGATTTCTCCTGTGTATAAGTTCTTTTGACCTGGAGCAGCATATTGATGGAAATTAATCCAAGTGCTATCTCCTACAATGTCTTCAGCAACTTCATTGTTTACGATTGATACATAATCATTGCCTGAGTAAGCAGGTACATTTAAGCCCTTTAAGACAAAAATTGCAGCTCTAACATCAGAAACAGTTATAACAGCGGCAGCTGATACAGTTGAGGTGGGTGAACCACCTGGAGCTGCAGCAGAACTTCCAGAAACAGAGCCCCAAATTTCTTCAACAGCACTACCTGTTTTGAAGTAATGGTGAGCTGAATCACCTATAGATTGAGTAGTGTGATGGATGAAGTTTTCAGCCATTATTACACGTTCTATAGTTTCACCAGCTTGAGCGCCTAATCTTTCAGCAGCAAGTTTCATAACATCTGTGATAGATGTTAAATCTACTAAGTCAGTAATTTCAGTAAATCCACCATAAGATTGGATTACAGCTGAAACTTTGTAAGTAGATAAAGCATTACCAGCAGAAGCTTTTACTGGTGATTCTGTTACGTTAACACCAAGAGATAATCTAACTGCTTTGTTCCAGACTACAGAAGTACCTTCGCCTTCTGGCAATGGACGTTTATCTCCGAATTGATAATATTTTAATATTGGATCTAAAGCTTCAACTAATACTCTATCATAAAATGATTTAATTGTATTACTTAAAGTGCTTGTTGTTGATCTTGGCATATTATTAATTCTCCTAGAACAGTTTTACTCTTCGACTTTTATTACTCGTTTTTAATGAACATCGTTATTTTTTTGGTAAAACCTTTTCGAGTTCTTTAGTTGAATAAAGAAATTTACCTGAAGGATCCTTAGCTAATGGATCAAGATCTCCTATATCTCCAGTCTTAGGACTTGCTTGACTGCTTTCTACAATTGCTGCAGATTTATCTGGTGTTGATTGTTTTGTATCAACAACTTCACCAGAATCAAATTTAGCAATCTTGTAAGCATTAGACCAAGAGACGGTTGGATTACTTTGAATAATAGCTTTAATTGAATCCTTATAGTTAACAAAATCAGGATTAGCACTCATCACACTATTCAGTTCTACAGCAGAAGAAAGCTCTTTATCTTTAGAAGACATTTCTTGTCTAGCAATCTCTCTCATACGAGATTCATTGTTGACAGGAATATTTTCTTTAGATTCCTTATCAGATTTTTCTTCCTCTTTAGATTCTTTTGGTGTGGATGATTTCTCTTGAACCTCTAATAATTCTTGATACGCTTTCATTTTGGAATTAACCTCATCAAAACGTTTTTTGGGAATCATAGGTTCTATCCCTTTTTCATCTTCACTAATAGTTCCTTCTTGTGTTTTATCGCCTTCACTGGCGTTAAGTTCCTCTATAGTAGATTTAATCTCAGCTGATGATTCTGAACCAGTTTCTTCTGGTTGTTTTACATCTTCTACGTCTGGCATATAAGTGCCCTTTCTCTCCCTTTCGTTTTTACCGTGCAACGCCACGAGGGTTAGTTAATTAAGTATATCACAATTTGATATTATTTTTTACTTCCTATTTTATTAATGATATATTTTTTTTCATATAAAATCCATTCAAGACCAGCAATATATCCTTGCTTACGTTCTAGATCTTCTTTCTTACAACTACTGAGCTCCTCTTTGATTCCTTTCAACCTGTGGAGCAGGAGATTCTCCAGATTCTGCCAATTTTTGGAACGGAACAGATCTCTGAGCTCCAACATCTCCGCCAAGGACAGCGCCACTTTGTCCTCCTTGTAATTCTTGTAATCGTTCCATTGGATTTCTTTGTTCTCCTTCTGGAGTGAGTTGTGCTGGGTCCATGATTGAACCAAACGCTTCGTTAATGTCTGCCAAATCATATTGTTGTAATAAATATTTAATAAAATATGTCAAATTAATTCCTGCTATTTGAGCAAAAGGTGCGACTGTCGCTAACAATTCTCTTGCTTCTGCTTTCCTAACAGATTTATTCATTGGTTGTGTTGAACCAGCTTCTACATTAATATCGTAATCTGCTTTAATTGCTTTTGATGGAATCTTTGTCCATTCTCTTCCTTTTGGTCCAACAATTCTAATCATTGTATCAGTAGTAATAAACTGTTCATTAAGTCCATTAAGTTGTTTACCAAACTTTTCAAGTGCATCTTCTAGGTTATCAAGCTTATAACGAAATCTTGCATTTCCTTGTTCAGTTAAAATCATTATACCAGTAGCAGTCTCATTTGCCAAGGCACCACCTTGATTTCCCATTCCTTTAGTAAAATCTGTAACCCCACTTGCTTGTTGAATATCAGCTTTAACTAAAGTTTCTTCATTGTAAGAACTACCTGTAACATCAGGGGTTGATAAATCTTTAATACCATTTATATCTCCAGCATGAATTACTCCACCAGCTTGACTTATCAATTCTTCTTCGTCTACATCAGCACCTTTATTTACAAGCCACATTCTATTTAGAATAAGAGTTACATTATCCATACGTTGATTTCTAATATCATTCAATTCATATTGAAGTGACATTATTGGTTCTACTTCTCCTATAGACCAGAACTCACTTGGAACATCTGTATCATGAAAATTTATAAATGGTCTTTGTCCATGTTTATAAGGATTTTTTTCTGCACGAATTAAATGATTTCTATTAGCAACAACTAATAAACATTCTTTTTCTACACCATCATCATCTATATCATATAATCCCCAATACTCTAATATTTCACATTTCTTTACATCTCTATTTGTAGGTTTAGATAAACCTAATATAGCTTCTCTTTGAACTTGATATTCATCCTGATCTACTTCAGCTTCAAGTTCTTTTGGAATATCATAATTAGGATTATGTCTAAGTTCATTTATAGATCTATACGTTTTATGAATATCGTATCTTCCTGGATAATCTACTGTTGCTTCAGGGTCTTTGAAATAATCAAAAGGATCTATCACTTCACATTTAGGAGTATCTTTTACAGTATTTTCTAATTCAGTTTTAAATTCCCATGTAAGCTTTAATGTACCAACACCATAGATTAAACCATTACGAACCCAAGATTTTACTTTACGTTTCATCTCTATCATATCCCACTGATAATTAGTAAGCTGTGTATTAAGCTCAGCATATCTAATATCCATTGGTTCTCTTGGTGCAGATTCTATTTTTGGTTTACTACCAACCATACGTGGTACTATTGTTTCCACTGTAGAATAAACATAAGGAACAAATAGATTAGCTCTTCCTTTGTAATTTTGTTTTTGTTCATCTATCACAGATCTGTAAAGTTGGTAATACTCTACAAAGTTTTGAAAGATAGGTCTTTGAAATTCTAAAGAAGCATTATAATCATCTACAACTCTTTCTACTATTTCTCTTCTTCTTTCTAAATTAAGTTTTTCTTTTGCCATAATATTTTTATTAATAACCAGTTATTAAATTTCTTGGTTGATATACTGGTGTTGATTTTTTATAAGGTTTTGGATTAAGTATTAAATTATATGAATTAACGAAATACCTCAAAGCATCCATTGCATGGTCATTACTTTTATGAGGTGTTTCTCTTGCATTTTTATCTATTTTATTTTGTTCCCATCTATAGGTTTCTATTTCATCTATAAAATTTTTACAGTCTTTAAATATCATTATTTTTGGTTTATTTAATATAGGGTCTATTTTTAAAAGTTCTGCTACTTTTGGTATTCCACTTTCATAATCTTGTCCTCTTTTATAAACAACTGTGTTGTCTGCTTTGTAACAATATACACCGAATGTTCCTAAGTCTTGCATAACCTGTGATGCTGATGGATCTATGTATGTTGCTTTAAAATACTGACCTACAGACTTACCGTTTATTATCTCCGCGTGATACCTAGTAGTTTGTAAAGGTAAGTAATGTTCGTCGTATATATAAAATATACCAGACTCTGGATCTTGTGTCACCCATAAGCAACAAAAGGGATTATTATAACCTGCATCTATAGTTCTCCACTTAGACCAATTATTGGGAATCTCGAAGCTATTAGTTACATGTGTCTTCCTGTCAAATTCTTTATAAACTAATCCAGTAAACTTTCTAAAGTCTGCCATATACTCCTGAGCAAAGTAATCTTCTGCAGTTTCTGTCTTAGCTCTATCTATCTCTCCTTTCTTTAAAGCTGGGTTATCATAACTTGTAAAATGAAATCTTTCCCAATCTGGTAAGAACTTAGCTTTCTCATACATCTCATGGAAATGGTTATATCCTTGTGGGGTTGATATAAACATACCCCATCCTTGTTTATCAGTTATTGTTGGTTGAATAATCTCGTCCCATACATGAGGTTTCATTGTGGCATATTCATCAAGAACTACTCCATCTAATCCTACTCCTCTTAAAGAGTCCTCATTATCTGCACCTTTCAATTCTATATAACTTCCATTCTCTAGGATTAATTGTAATTGACTTTCATTAGGTGGCTTACTGAAAAGCTTTTTATTATTCAGGTAGTACAACTCCGTAAACATTCTCCAAGCTATTTGCTTAGCTTGTCTATAAGTTGGAGCAACATACCAGAAGGTTCCATTGTCTTGTAAAAGAGCAGAAATAAACAGCGTATTAACAGCAAAGGTTGTCTTACCAAATCTTCTCCCACAGTTGATAACCTTGAAACGTGCATCTGAATCTATAATCTTCTGTTGGTTTCTGTGTGGAGTATATACTTCAAGGTTTATCTTTTTAGTTGTATCCTTCTTCTTCTTTCCTAAAAGATTAAATACCTCATTGTTTTTTTCTGTTGTTTTTTTCATGTCTGTCTGTAAATTGTATGTATAGATTTAAAAATTTTTGGGGTCTCGATCTTGGGTAAGCCCCCTTAAATATGTACCCGATCATTTAATAACTTTTTTTAAACTTGTTATGTTTTTTCTCTTTCTTTTTTTTCTGAACTATTTTTATCTCTTAAATTGACGGGTATTACACCCTTATCAATATTTATAACTAATCTTTGTGCTTGTTCTCTTTGATTATCCTTTGTATAACCAAG